TGGCAGAACCCAGAAGGCTGTATGGTACTTAATACTCCAATCACTACTAAGCGGGGAGAGATCCCTATCCAGAAAGTAGTGATTGGAGATCAAGTAATGACGCGAGATGGATGGCGTGACGTTACTAATTCGATTAACACTGGCAATCAGGAATGCGTAACTGTACGTTTCGCGTCAGGACGAGTTATCACTTGCACTCCCTGGCACCCCGTTTGGACTAGTGCTGGCTGGGTCAAAGCTTCCAGACTCACGGTAGGCACGCATGTAATCTCTGTGATAGGTGGGGTTAGCGGCTTTAAAAGCAGCGTTTCTGTCGTCTCTGCAGACTCTGCAAGAGCGCTTTCTGGAGTCTCCAACTCCGCTCTTGATATAGACAACAGCGCCGTCGATGGTCAAGTCATGACCGTTGTTGCAGACGGTCTTAGGAGTTTTAACAGCGAGCGCTCTGATGTTGTTCTCAGAAGTAGTGACGAGTTCAAGGTGTCTGGGGTTAATGCAGGATCTGTTGCAACAAGTATGGTCCAGGGGCAAATCGTTGGGGATAGGACCAATGACCTTCATGTAGACCCACCTGTGAGCCAGGAAAACCCTCTTACCGGCGATGAGATTCCTGTCAGTTTTGTACCCGTATCCATTGGAAGCGATACGGAAGGGCCAGATGATGCACTCGTCGGTATCGAGATTGACGGTATGGTCTTTACCCAAGACGAAGTTGTTAATGTTATTCATAGTGGCATAATACTGCCAACGTGGGACTTAACAGTAGAAGACACGCACGAATATGTAGCTAATGGAATTCTTGTACATAACACATTCACTGCTATTAGACGTAGGTTTGAGGAACGTAATCTCCCTGTCGTTACGTGGTGCTATCAGTGTTCAGCGAACCCTATTGATGGATGGCTAAGTCAAGAGACTATTGACGCTAAGAAACTAGAGATCCCCACAGAGATGTGGCGAACTGAGTATGAGCTTGGTGAGCCTGCTATTGGTAACCGCGCGTTCGATCCAGACGCTATCGAACAGGTGTTCGGATACCCACACTCCCCAATCAGGGAGAAGATTCAAAAAGACTTCGAAGAATACACGTTCGAAGAACCAGAAAGACATGGTGTGTACGTTGCAGCAGCTGACTGGGGCAAAGAGCAGGACTACACAGTAATTTCAGTAATGCGAGCAGACGTTCAACCTGCCCGCATGGTGTATTGGATGCGGGTCAATCGTCGTCCATACCCACAGATGATTGGTTGGTTTAATGAAGCTATCAACACATATAACGCCACTGCTATTCACGACGGTACTGGTCTTGGGAATGTGGTTAACGATTACGTCGATCTCCGCGCTAACAGCTTCATTATGTCAGGACAATCCCGTGACAACATGCTCAGCGAGTACGTCTCAGCCGTCGAGAACGGTAGAGTTGCTTACCCTCAATTCAAGTCCAATTACATTGCCCATAAATACGCTCGTGTGGGCGACCTTTACGGGCGCGGAAAAGACTTCCACCTCCCCGATGAAGTATGCTCCCTAGCACTTGCATGGAGGTTGATTAAGAAACATGGATTCGCTGGTGGGGAAGCTATTACTATCGCTAGAGATTTGGCTCCTACGAGGACTGAGGCACACTTCCTTCCAGAAGACCAGAGACAAGGTACAAAGACGGGTGATCCTTCGATATCTGTCTACGTTAAGAACCCGCAGGAAGACCTGAGTTTTCTTGTCTAAACAGACGCTATTTGGCTTTGAGGTGGGTCATTTGATGGACCTTAAGGCCGCGTCAGAGCAATACCTAAAGACTGGTGGAGCTAACTGGCAACAGGGATTCGGTATCTTGCGCGTGCATAAAGGGCACGTATTTCCTATCCCAGTGCCTATTCTTGGGCGTAAGTTCTCTGTGGATGGCCAAATCTATACCTGGAACTAGACGACAAGATTATTATCTAGATATGCTCAAAAGCAGCGTTCTTGAAGCCCTTACGTGGGCGCGTGATGCCTGGTTGTCTGCCTCTGATAGTCAGAAAGAGCGCGCAATGGTCTATATCGACACACTCCTAGACCAGTTGAATAGGGGAATGACGTGGAATGACGCATATAAAAAGGATATGCTTCTAGAGGAATTCGATGAGCCATTCACTAGCGAAGAGCAGGTATAAGAGATGAAATCAGCATTTGGCGTAGTGCATATCTCCAAGGGTATGCCAATGAACCCCAAGAACACCATCACCGCTGCTGCTATGAATGCTCAGAAGAAGCGCATTGCTCTCAAGCTCATTAAAGGCAAGATTAAGTAATTACTAGACCTCACGTATACGATGGAGACATTGATATAGGAGGTTCTTGTGCATACAAGTGCATTTGGCGTTAATCATATTTCTAAGCGCGACATTAAGTACAAGAACGAAGCTGTCGGTGCGGCTGCCGGTGGAGTTGTTGGAGGCAGTGTTGCTGCTGCGTTTAAGCCCATTAACGGAGTCGTAAAGGGCAAGAAGTCTAAGCAGATTATGAATGCAGCCAATTCCATCATGGATGGTGGCAGTAACGGAGCAGATTCCACTAAGAAACTGGCTGGTTCTGGAAAGCTAGTTAATAAGCTACCCAAAGGTGGCCCTAAGGTTATTGCGGCTGGTGCTGCGGGCGGTGCTGCAGCTGGAGGAATCGCTGCTCACAAGCTGAGTCAACGTAGCAAGGCTTAATTTCTTCGTATATGGTGTTAACGACCAACACATATGATCAGAGAGTAGATAAATGCCAGATCAGCGAGACCTAGAAGGCGACAACATCTTCGATGAAGTACCGAAGAATGTTAGTCCTATGGTCGAACTTGGCCTAACTGGTGTTCGACGTACATCTGGCTATATTGACGAAGAATTTCTCCCACAACTTCGCGGGCGCAAAGCAGTACAAATCTTTAGGGAGATGAAGGATAATGACCCTGTTATTGGTGCTTTACTCTTCGCTACGGACCGTCTGCTACGTCAAGTGGAATGGCGGGTCGAGCCGTCAGGCGATAAACCAGGAGATAAAGAAGCTGCTGAATTTCTAGAGCAGTGTATGGAAGACATGTCGCACACATGGGACGACATGATTACTGAGATCCTTACTATGCTTCCCTACGGATGGTCTTGGCACGAGATTGTCTATAAGCGCCGTATGGGTCCACACGAGGATAACGCTTCACGTCGTTCTAAGTTCAATGATGGACGTATCGGATGGCGTAAGATCCCAATTCGCTCGCAGGAGACATGGCTACGTTGGGTATTTGATGACCAAGGTGGCATTCAGGCCATGGTCCAAATGTCCCCTCCTCACTACAAGTCAGTAACTCTTCCTGTTGAGAAGTCACTTCTATTCCGTACCTCTACTGAGAAGAACAACCCAGAGGGACGTTCTTTCCTGCGAAATTCATACCGTCCTTGGTACATGAAGAAGCGCCTAGAAGAGATTGAAGCTATTGGCGCTGAGCGGGATCTAGCTGGTCTTCCGGTGGCTAAGATTCCTCGTGAGTACTTGGCTGCACCAGTAGGTTCTGATCGCTACAAGATGACACAGGCATTTAAGAAGATGGTGCGTTCCGTTCGTAGGAACGAACAAGAGGGTCTCATTCTTCCTACTGAGTACGACACTGATACCAAGCAGCCGCTATTTGAGTTTGAGCTACTAAGTAGCGGTGGAGGACGCCAATTCAATATTGGCGAGATCATTCAGCGATATGAAGAACGTATGTTGATGAGCGTTCTTGCTGACTTCATCCTAGTGGGGCATCAAGGTGTTGGTTCTTACTCTCTACATACTGACAAGACTGGTCTATTCCGTGCGTCCATGAACTCTATCGCGCAGACTATTGCGGATGTGTTCAACAATTACGCTATCCCGCGTCTATTCAAGGTAAATGGATGGAAGCTGGATCAACTGCCACAAATCAAGCCTTCTGATGTTGATCCGCCAGATATTACGCAATTGGGCGCATTCATGGGTCAGATGGCCTCTGCTGGTGTCGAATGGTTCCCAGATCCTAGCCTTGAGAAGTTTGTTCGCGATATTGCGCGTCTTCCAGAGCTTTCCAAGGAAGACGAAGAGATTCTTGAAGTGCAGGATCGGCAAGCACAGATTATCTCTATCGCTCAGCAGAAGATGCAGATCATTCAGATGCAGCAGCAGGCAGAGCAGGGTGCTATGTCTATGGAGCAGCAAAAGATGGGGCTAGAGCAGCAAGCTAGTGACCAAGCTGCTCAACAAGAAGGCCAAGAAGAGGTAGACCCAGCTATGCAGCAGTCAGACGAGCAGCATCAGCTAAAATTGGCACAGGGACAGCAGAAACTTCAACACAACGACGAGTTGCATCAGAATAAACTGAAGCAGCTTAAGGGTAAGCCGAAGGAGCCTAAGAAGTGAAGCGTGAGCAAGCTACGAGGGAATACCTGGGCATTTCCAAGAACGACAGTCTAGTTGCGGCGGTTGATGCATATGAATGGGTTGAATCACATCCTGAAGAGGCTCCATTTGTTCTCAGAGCAGCTCTTTTTGACCTTCACACTGCATCCGTACAACAAAATCGGGAACTCGTCAGTAAGGCATTTCAGTCCTACGTCCAAGACCGTACACAGCAAGTACGGGAAGTAATCAAGAAGGCTGCTATCTCCAAGGCTGCTAATGGTGGAGATATTCATGATTTGGTTGTTCTTGATGAGGCTATTCAGCTTATTTCTAAGGCTGAGAATAATAGCTATCGCTGGAAAGAAGACCTACACCCTCGCGGTGAGGGAGGACGCTTCCGTACTACGTCGCATAAAGTTAAGACTGACGAAAAAGTACCGAATCTGAAAGATAAGGACGCTGGCAAGCGTGGTATCCCTAATTCTGGTCTGAGCAATAATAAGAAGTCTGAGTTCCAGCAGGCTTATCTTCAGGTCAGTGAGATTCTTCGCTCTAATACGCCTAATGACGCTCTCATTTACGGTGTTTATAGCGCAAAAAGCGGTAAAAAGGGAGATGGCGAGGGAGAAGAACGCACTCCGTTGATGACTGTGGGTGAAGCTCGTACTGCCCAAGCTGACTCCATTAACTCCGCTAATGGTCTAGTCAATTCGATTATGTACCAGGACGGAAAGAAGCTGCACAGCGTTCAGGTTATCGAGTCTCCTACTGGTGCTGCAGATAACCCAACTGATCTCGGCTACGACCTATTTGGTCCAGCTGGAGCAGCTGCCTTGTCGTCTATCAACGGCGGTGCTTTAGGGACATACACAGACGAAGCAGGGCAGCCAGTTCCTGAATTGGGTACTGGAGAGCGCTTCTACAACCAAGTAAACGCAGGTTCTAAGCTCGCTCAGGATGTTCTTGGACCGGCTCTTGGCCCTAAAGCCAATACCGCGCTATTTGCTGCTAACTTTGCATCTACTCATGCTGCTGAAGCGGAGAAGGTAATTGGGCCAAAGGCCCGTAAGTCTGCTTACCGTTACCGTGGTGTCGAAAAGACTCCAAATGCGGTACTTCAGAACACGATTAACGAAACTCGTAATCAGGAACGCAAGAAGGCTCAATACACTGGTGATAGTCAGCAGAAGGCTGACACTATCGCTCGTAACAAGGTAATTTATGGAACTTCTGGCGCTACTGAGCCAATTGATCCAAAGAATCCACAAATGGGGATGAAGAAATCTCCAGCTAAGGAATCTGCGGTCATTGATTACTTCCGTAAGAAGCTTCCTAATGAAGAACTTTATGTCCTTAACCGGGAGAGCGGGAACATCCCTCCATCACAAGGTGTAATTATCGACCGTAAGGGTCAGGTAGTTACTGAGGCTATGGGGTACGGAGACGACTGGTATCTTCCATTCAACCTTAAGAATCTCTCTAAACTTCAAGGTGGAGAGTACGTTCGCACACGCGCATACGGTGGATTGACCGCAGAAGATATCTACACTGGTCTAGTTTCTGGCGCTCGTGCAGTTACTGTTGTCTCGCATTCTGGTGTGTATACAGTTGAATTCGATGACGACTTCCGTGGATCTAAGCGCTACAACGACAAGGCTGCCCGTATGGTCGGTCGTTATGAGCATCTTTTGGATTCGCTTGCGTCTAACAAGGTTCACACCGCACAGCGCTCACAGGCGCGTGAGGAAGAACTGAAGCAAGAAGCAGCGCGCGAAGCAGATCAAGTAGACGATCCAGCAGGTTACAAAAGTGCTCTTAAGGGCGCTCGCGAACGTGACGAGCTAGATCCTAAATTGGCAGAGGCCGACAAGGACAAGATTCGCCGCGAAACGGCTGATAACGCAGCGTCTAAAGCTGGATATGACAACGCTTCAGATTTCGCAGAGACAAAGATGAGTGAAATCCACCAGAATTCTCTTGCTGCGATGCGTCGTGACCCTGCCAACGCTGGTGCAATTAAGGCTGGAGCAGAGCGTCAGATCTCTGAGCTTTCCACCACTAACGGCGTGATTCGCGCTTTGGGTGCTCAGGCTCAGGCTGATATTGCAGTTGAGCGTGCTGAAGAAGAATACAAAATGTCTCATAAGCCACTACGCCTCAATGCACAGGGCTACAAGAAGGCACAAGAGGCGCTAGAGAATCAGTTCCCGTACTACTTCAGTAGGGTTTCATTCCGTCCGTGGAACGACGGTAGTGCGTGGAATGATGATTCTGGCTACGTTAAGCCTAGCTATAACCGTCCTGCTGCTGCTCAAGCTGGATACTGGGACGACAGTATCAATGGGCAAGGTAAGAAGAGTGCCGATCAAACTGGATTCCAAAACTTCAAGGTACGTAATCAAGTAACGGCAGCGCGTGCTAGTGAGAAGGCGAAGACAGATGAGGGCAAGGAAAGCGGAACCTCTGTCGCTCGTCGTTCGGCTAATTCAGGTCTGTTTGTGGATGAACAGAAACAAAAGGCGTATTACGAGATTGGCAAGCAGCTTCTCGACCAGTATGCGAACGGCAAGTTTAGCGCTACAGATGAGCTTGGTGGACCAGTAATCCGCCCGGAAGTTGAGGGTGAATTTAATGCTGGCGCTGGAATGAAGATTAGTCTAGATGGACAATCAGTTAAAGAAATCTTCAACGACCCGAATCTGGAAAAGACTAATTTCAAGGCGACTCTTCCTTTGTTTAGTGGAGTTAGTGACCTTAATGACCTAGAAAGTGCGCTGTCTGATCCGAATAGAAAAGACGATGTAATCAAGGCAATTGATGCAGCGCTGGCTCTTAATGTCTTTAGCGTTAAGCAGGAAGCTCGGGATGACTTGTCTGCTGCGAAGCTAGGCAAGTTAGGCGCTCCTAAGATTGTTGATCGTAAGGACCGTCGCAAGCAATTGGATGATTTCTTCGATCCGCATAACTCAGGTGCTACTTGGGAGTTTGGTGGCGGTTATGACAGGCAGCCAGCAGACAAGAACATCAGTGATTCTACCCCTGTAATCTCTGCAGTTGGAGATAGGTTCCCAGGAACACCAGAGGATTCGGTATCTGAAGCGCTAAATGCTGCTGCAAAGGATTACAAGGCGGCTAAGTCGCAAGCTTCTATGAACCGTAACTTTGATCCCAACACCAACATTAAGTCGAATTTGACTGGCGTAGATGTTGACGTGCTTGGCCGTGATGGGAAGCCAACACCAGACTTCTATCGAAATGTAGAGGATCTGTTTAAGGCTAAGCAGGCACTTGTTACGTTCCGAAAGGAACAAGAACTACAGAACGAAGCTTCAGGCGCAAAAGAGGAAGGCCCAGGCGTAGTTAATGAGTATCAGACAAACCTTGCTTTCATTAACGCTAGTGAAGACCAAAAAGATGATGTAGTTGGTCTAATTGCTCGCAATGCTGCTCAGAATATGGCTCCACAGTCTGCTGAGATTGAATCAACACAGGAGTACTACGACAAGCAAATTATGCGCCACTTAAAGGATAATTATCCGCTAGTGGCAGATAACCTACACAGTAAGCTTCCTGCAAGTGAAGTTAATTCGATTATCCGAGAAGCGTATCCAGACGCCTTTAAAAACAACGAGTAGTAAGGTAGTCGTATGCCAGAGAACGACTTCCTTAACCAATCTCCAGAGGACTTTCTTCAGTACAACCCAGAGGACTTCCTAGATGGAGAGAATCAGGTCATTGAAGAGACCACTAAAGAGAACTCACATCTGAAGACAGAAATCGCTATTGCCGTTGGTATTGGCGTTTCTGTTCTTGTGTGGCTGGCAATCTCACGGCGGAAACTACGTGAACAGAAGCCGCAGAGTACCGATGAGGCATATGCCGCTCTCAAGATGGTGTGGGGTAAGACTGCTCCGGTATGGCTACAGATTGCTACACCAGCGGTTGCTTCTGCTTATCAGGTTGCTAGTAAGCAAGTGCAAATGTCAGACAGGCAATTGGCGGACATTGCTAGTGAGTACTCGCAGACACTAGGTAATTACATCAATGCCACTTCTGACAATGCAATCGTTGAGGGATTTGCTGCTCAGCTAAACAAGAATGTTAATCCTTCTATCGCATGGGAACGTGCTGTAGAGGGCTATGGGCTAGATAGACAGCAGATGCGCTCGTATATCACCAAGACTGGCGCTAATCAGGCTGAGTACCAAGTAGAGGCAGTTCCTTCTGGTCTTAAGAAGGTTGTGTCCAACATGCTTCATGGGCGAGCAGATCGTATTGCTCGCCATGAGGCTTGGGCCTCTATGACTATGGGTAAGAACGTTGTTTGGCTGTATCAGCAAGAAATGGGCATTCTCCCAAAGGATGCCATGAAGATGTGGATTACCGCAGAAGATGAGCGAGTATGTCCTATCTGTGCTCCTATGGATAAGAAGACCGTTCCTATCAACGAGAAGTTCGGAACCACTGCAGGGCAGTTCTGGACTCCAGGCGTACACGTCAATTGCCGCTGTGATATCCGCATTATTCTTCCAGATGACCGCGAGAGTCTCCGTAAAGACTGGGACGAGAAGAAGTTCCTACGTGGGCAGCCGGGTAACAGGGGTCAGTTCAGGTCGAAGCCTAAGCCACAAGCTTCTACGCAAGAGCAGGCTGCAGATTACTCAAAGCTTTCTGACTGGATTGACGTGTCGCTAGATGAAGTACCTAAGAAATCTCTGTTTAGCGAGCCAGAAAAGAAGGTCAATGCATTTGGAATCAAACAGAGTGCATTCTCTGGAGAGCGAAAGAGTGCGTTTGGGGTTCCTAAGAAGAGTGCTTTCTCTGAAGCTACAGAAAGCAAGAATGCGTTTAGCGCGTTTACTGAGCAAGAGAAAAAGCCTCCTGTAAGACGGCGTAAGGTTGTCACTTGGATTTATGTCAACGGAAAGCATGAACGCAGGGAGTTCGATCCTCCTAATCCGCCAGATCCCGAAGAGCCACCATACATTAAGCAGGATGGCAAAGTTGCGTTCGTGCCCTATTTTGGGTTCAAGAGTAGATTCCAAGGTAGAGAAAACAAGATCGTTAACCCGTGGAACCGGGAATCCGGTGAGCAAATTGCTAATATTGACTCTACTGACTTGGAAATGGGCAGTATTCCAGTCATTAGCAATGCTTACATCGAAAGCGATCCGGTTGAACTGACTGGTGATAATCTAGCTGAGATAGATATGCCTGAGTCGCTACATCTTGCCATCAAGGATTCACTTGCTCAGGCTAACGACTGGCTTAACGAAGAGCAGAAGGCTTACGAGCGAGATGTAGTGGCTAATGAAGATTACGATGAAGAAGAAGGAAGCACATTAGGCGCTACTGACAATACCTATAACTTCACTCCTGCTGTCGTCGGCTTCTCTGATTTCTACTCAGTTAATACTGAGCTAGATAACATTAATAGCAATGGTTCCGACAACGTTGCCGGTACTTATAAGATTCGTATGGCAGAGCCATCTGGTCAAGAAGGCGAATTCTACAACGATAATCTGACGCATACCGACGAACGCAAATTGACGTTTAGATTGTCAGTTAAGGATTTCCGTAATATCTATGACGACCTGTCTAATTCGAAAATTAGATGGGAAGGAAGCTCAGCGCACGCTATCTACGATCCTGACGTGGCCAAAGAGTTTCCAGAACTGTTCTTCAGTAACCCTTGGTCTGACGATAGATGGGTAACTGTTGTCTACGCGCAGCCTACTGATCCGCCAGAAGTATAGAAACAACAAAGGCACTCCCTAGCCGCCCATGGTCAAGGAGTGCCTTTGTCTATTCAGTTATGATGGAGACGATATCACAGTGAGTTCACCGATACGAGAGAATACCTACATGGCAACTCCGAACGAGCTTTATGAAGCACTCGATGTGCTCCTTGATGGAATCGTGGACCCACGAGAGATTATCGAAAAGATGGGGCCGGATGCCGCTGACTGTCATGTCAACGCACCACTACGTACCTTTAAGCTCAAGAAGCGCAAGAAGAAAGAAAAGATTGAGAAGGGCATCAATCTCAAGGCGCTTATTAATCCCTATAGCGGTAAGCCAACTGGAATGGCAGGTGCAAGCGCCCATAAGCCAGGTGTTCCGCTCGCTGCCAAGCTAAATAGCCTAAAGAAGCCTAGTTCGTTCAAGGCTCCTGGATCATATAAGCCAGGTGAAGCACTACAGCGCCGTTTGCAGGAAAAGAAAAGCGGTCTCTCTAAGGGTTTTACCCTAAAGGACGTTAAGTCAGGTAGCGAAGTTCTGCTGGGTGGAGCTAAGAAAGCCGCTGGTCGTACTACCGCTAAGGGCCGATACAAGCAGGAGATGGACCAGAATTACGCAAACAGGACTATTGCTGCAGGCGCTGCCAAGGGCCGCAAGAGCCTAGTTAAGCTTGGAATGGCCGGATCTGCTGGTGCTGGTGCGGCTGCTGGTGCTTATGGCATGGCTCAGCACAAGAATAAGAAATTTAAGAGCCTTGTAGAGCCAGAACCAGTCATTAAGTCGATGACTTGGGATGCTGAGATCACTGGTATTGACGAGGATAAACGTCAAGTATTTGGGTGGGCCACAGTTACGCACGTAGACGGAGAAGAAGTTATTGACCGTCAGGGTGACTACATCCCACTTGAGGAGATTGAAAAGGCGGCTTACAACTATGTCCTTACTTCTCGCGTTGGTGGAGATATGCACTCTAGGGATGGAGATGCTCCTAAGCACACTGCGGACCTCATTGAATCTGTCATCGTAACCCCCGAAAAGGCTGAGGCTATGGGTCTGACTGATGCCAAGAACTATGGCTGGTGGCTTGGCATGAAGATTAATGATGATGAGCAGTGGGAGCTTGTTAAAAAGGGAGAACGCCAGGGGTTCTCTATTCACGGTAAGGGAAAGCGTACGGATCATGCCTAACGCGTTTGGTGTAGAGCACGTAATTTCCAAGGCCGACAAAAAGATTAATGGCTCTACGGCTAGAGTTTCTTCAGCCGGTGGACTACTTCCTGGTAAAACTTACAGGCAAATACGTAGCAAAAAGGGTTCTAACTTTCGTTACGATCCTAAAGAAAATGGTAAAACAAATGCTGCTGCAGGCGCTGTAGCGGGTGCATCTGTTGGTGCAGCTAGTGGTGCACAATTAGGATTAATTGCAGCTGACGGCAAAAACAAAAGTAAAAACGACAAGCTTCACAATTTGCGCATGGAGAGTCTGAGGCATGGTCGAGATGAGAATCTAGAGTACGAGCGTCAACATAGAGAGTGGATGAGTAGCCAGAGCAAATCTCCGAGTAGTATTCCTAAAGAATACGCTCGCGCTCACAAGGCTTACACTCTTGCTCAAAAAGCCAGTACTCCTGGCGAGAAGCAGGCAGCACAACAGGCTTTCCGACGTATGGCTGAGAAGCAGGGCGGCGAGCAAAAACTTAGCGACTTGTTTGTTCAAGCGGAAAAGAAACCAGAGAAATCAGCACCATTCAAGTTTGATCCTCTGAAAAATAGTGACCCAAGACATGCAGCTAGTGAAGCAAAGAGAGCCAAGCTAGCTAGCGAGATTTTGCGTAGCGAAAAGAAGTTCACTAGAGGCGGTATCGTAGCCGGAGCTATCGCTGGCGGAGCAGCGTTCGGAGCAGCTAATTACTTCTCTGGGAAACAGCAGCGTTCACAATACAACAAGTGGACAGAGAACCTTCACCCACGAGGACAGGGTGGCAAGTTCTCAAGCAAATAGCTTGACTGAACTAGCTATCTAGGGTTAGCTCGTATAATGATGATTATGAGCGTTCCACTCAAGCGTGCAGTACAACGAGCGGTTGACCGTGCAACTGGCGGATCTGAATACACGACTAGGTGCTACAACCACGAGGTAACTGTTCAGACTTCTCTCACTAAAATGTCTGGATGGGACGTATCCATCGACGGTTTCTTTATCGGTTCTTACTATGAAAAAGAACTACGCTAGTAAGCGCTCAGACGAGCATCAAAAAGCCGTCGAAGAGCGTAGGAGATCTAACGCAGCAGGTACACACAATTCTTATAAGAAGTATGTTGACGAGAAAGATAGTCTTAAGGAAGAACTAGATGACTATAAGGAGTCAACGTGCCTGTGAATGCGTTCGGTATTTCTAAAGCCGACTGGAAGAATATCGAGCAGCGAAAGATTGACTCGCGTAACGCCCGCAGGGGTAAGCGCCAGGGCGCTCAGGCAGTAGGCATTGGCGCTGCTGTAGCTGGAGCGGGTGCTGGTGCTGGTGGAGTTAGCGCAGCTAAAGCGTTCGCAGACAGAGGAAAGAACAGCTACAAAACTTCTCAGGTGTTTAGCCCAAATGCGCCTAAGTCTCTGCATCTCCAGAATGCAGCGCGAACTGTTGGTAGGTCTATCAAATTGTCTCCAAAGAGCGCTATTGCTGCTGGAGCCACTGTTGGCGGTGCTGCTCTTGCTGCTGGTGGAGCAGCCAAGTTCGGTGTTGGTCTTGGTAAGGAAAAGCACGCAGAGAAGAAGATCGCACAGATGCGTAAGCAGCGCGCCCTTAAGGTGTCTAAGGTGTATGTAAACGAATTTGGTATTTCCAAGGGATTCTTGAGTAATAAAGATAAAGAAAATATCAAAAGGACAGTTACTCCTACTGCGTCCGTCAGCAGGCTAGCTACCGGAACGTTTGCCCCTGGAATTCATGGTGCCGTTGCAGGTAAAAAAGGCAAGAAGCTTAAGGCTGTAGGACATGAACTAGTTGGTGCTACTGCTGGTGGTGTTGGCGGTGCTATTGGTACAGAAATCGCGCATCGTAAGGGCTACTACAAGAAAGATAACGGCAAGATTAAGGTGTCAAAATCTTTCGCTGGTGGCTTCGTGAGCGCATTTGGCGTTACGCACGAAGGTATCTCAAAGGCTGATATTCCTACGCAAGAGGGTTATAAAAAAGCGAAACTGGCTTCTGCTGGTAAAAATAACGTTCAAGTTCGCAGAGGAACTTATGGAAAGCGCGTTAAGGGTCGCTTGAAAGATCAGGTTCCCGCAGTGGCAGTAAGTGCTGCGGGGACTGGAGGACAGCTAGCTCTGATGCGTAAAAGCCCTAAGGCTGCGTTAGCTGTCGGAGCAACTTCCCTCGGCGCTTCGTATGGCCTGACTGCTCGCGGAGCAAAGCGATCAGCAAATCGTGAGATTAAAAATAAAGACATTGTAGTTACAGATAAGAAGACCGGCAAAAAGGCAATTGGTGTCGGATACCTTACGCATAAGTTTGAGTAATTAGTAAAATGATCACAAAGCACTGCGATGAATGTGGGGCGAAAATGTCAGGTGGCATTTGTTCCCGCTGCGACTATAGAGAGTAGATATGACCAAACTAGATAGAGCTAATGACGTTGAATTTGAAGCTCGCGTTAAGCGCCGCAAGCGTCTTGGCGCAGATCTTGGTCTTATCGCAGCTGGCACTACAGCAGCAGGTATTGGTATCAAGGGCAGCGGAATGGCTGCTAAGAAATTCGTACCTGCTGTTGCTAATGCCGCTAAGGCAGAAAAGGTAATTAACAGAGCATCTGGTGCTTCAGTTACCACTGCTGGTGTTGCCGGTGCATCCGCTGGTGTTAATAACTCTCTAGTTACTCAGGCTGAACTTAAGCGTCGCGACGGTAAGAGGAAAGATATCTACCGCGTTAAGCGACAATTGCAGGCTGTCTCTAAGAGCGCAGCTAAGAACCTAGAGCAGAATCGGCAAAAGCGCTCACAGGCTTACCCAAAGATTGCTGCAGCGGGGTCGGCAGCAGCAGGAGTAGCTGCAGTAGGAACATTAGGTTCGCAAGCAGGTGTAGATAAATTACGAATGGTCGCCCGTAATCAGAATGTCAAAAGAAACCAGGGCAAGCGGCTTAAAGAAGCCGGAAGAACCATGTATAACGAGTCTTTTGCCAGTTCACAAAATGTCAAAAGCCCTAACGATATAGCTGGTAAGTCAAATGCAGATCGTATGCTTCGTGGCATTAAGAACGAAGCTAAGGGTCTTAAGCAAGAGCGTAGGGGAAAGTTTGGCGCTAAGGCTGCCATCAAGGGCCAAAAAGCACTGAAGCCATTCACTAAGCCAAAGGCAGGTATTGCACTAGGAGCAGCTTCTGCAGGACTCGCAGCTACTAGTGCTGTTGCTCATCGTAATAACAAAAAGGGCGTTACTCGTCCTCGTCACGATTGGTGGCAGGGTTAACACAAATCTAATAGAAAAAGTTTGTGTCAAACTCTGTTTTATTATGTAGTACTGTTTGTTTTGAAGGAGGCAATATGCGCCGCGTTAAGAAGGTAAGCGACATTGAGATTGATGAGGTCTCATTGGTAGACAAGCCTGCAAATCAACACGCGGAGATTGCTATTGCTAAGCGGGCTACCGAGGAGGAAACCGTGCCCGAGATTTTCAACGAAGAAGGCAACGCAATCGAAATGGATTCGCTCCAGTTCGGTGATGTTGTGTTCGATTCAGAAGGTAATGCCTTCGAAGTTGTTCCAGAAGAAGCTGAGTACGAAGAAGAGCTTGAGCCTGTTGGTAAGTCGCTTGCAGATGAGATCCGTGAGGATCTTGCAAAGGCTGCCGGCGATGCAGAGCGCGACGAGGTTCTGAGCAAGGCCATGGAAGAAGTTGACGCTCTTCGCGACCAACTCAACCAGGCTGAACTCATTGCTAAGTCAGAGCGGGATCTTCGTCTGACCTCTGAGTACATTGAGGTTGCGAAGGGATACAACGTTCCTGTTGATCCTACTGAGCTTGGTCCGGTTCTTCTTCGCATGGCTGAGAGCATGAGCGACGCTGACTGCGGAGTTATCCACAAGGCTCTTACGTCGTCGGGTGCAGCACTGTTCGATGAGGTTGGTTTTATCGGTTCTGCCGATAACGCTGATCCACTCGCGCGTGTTGAGGCCGAACTTGAAGCGGGAATCGCTAAGTCGGATTCAAATATCAGCAAGGCAGAAGCGATGGGCGAATTCTTCGCTGCCAATCCTGCTGCTTACGACGAATACCTCGCCACTCGGCGCGGATTCTAGGAGGATAAGAAATGGCATACGAAGAGGGTCTGCGGTCTATCTCTCTACAGGTTGACTCGTCTCTTGCAAGCGCAACTGGCGTTGATGGTATTGGAGCTTCCCCGAACAAGGGAAAGCAATACCGATTCGTCAAGATTGTGTCGTCAGGGACTGTTGGTCTTTCGGTTGACGACGAGAGCAATCTCAACATCGGAGTTCTCCAGAACAAGCCACAGGTGACCGGCGCAGCCGCCACCGTTGGTATTCGTGGAGTGTCGTTGGTTGAATCTGGTGCTGCTATTACTGCCGGTGTCCTCGTGACGACCGATGGTGATGGTCAGGCAATCCCAATGGTTGACGGCTCGTCTGTCGCACTTGGTGTTGCTCTGGAAGCCGCGTCCGATGCTGGCGAACTTATCTCCGTCCTGCTACGGGTTAACTGAGAGGGAATGAACAATGCCTAACCCCACACAGAGCGATCTGCATGTCAACGTCCCGTTGACTAATGTTTCGGTCGCGTACATCCCGAATGCGGGAGATTACATTGCCGACAAGGTTTTCCCACGGGTGCCTGTCAGCAAGCAGTCAGATATTTTCTGGAAGTACGGAAAGTCTGATTGGCGACGTACCGATGTGCAGAAGCGTGCCCCCGGCACTGAATCTGCTGGTGCATCGTGGAATCTGACCACTGATACGTACTACGCGCAGGTCTACGCTATCCACAAGGATATTGATGACCAGATTCGCGCTAATGCGGACAGCAACTTCAATTTGGAATCGGATGCAACGAAGTTCATCACGAACCAGCTTCTGCTTAAGCGTGAGCAGGACTGGGTTGCGAAGTACTTTGCTGATGTCTGGGGCACCAAGTACACTGGCATCTCGGGTAACTCACCCACGAGCGCTCAGTTTACTCAATGGAACTCAGCTTCGTCTGATCCGATCAACGACGTTGCAACCTGGCAGATCTCATTCCGTGAGCTGACTGGTTACGACGCAAACGTCTTGGTGCTTGGCCCGCACGTCATGCGTGCGCTCAAGAATCACCCAGATCTGGTTGACCGCATCAAGTACACCCAGCGAGGGGTTGTCACCGAAGACCTCGTTGCTTCCCTCTTGGGTGTCGATAAGGTTCTCGTTCCCAAGGCTACCGCCGTTACGGGTCCGAAGATCAACGATGTGGCTGATCAGGATGCCGCTGCTGATCCAGAGTTCGTGTTCAGTGGGAAGAATGCTCTTCTCGCTTACGCTCCGAAGAGCCCATCTTTGATGCAGCCTTCGGCAGGGTACACGTTCACTTGGAACGGATACGCAGCTGGAAATTCACAGGGACTGCGCGTTAAGTCCTTCCGCCAGGAACAGATTGCCTCAGATCGTATTGAGGCAGAGATGACCTACGATCAGAAGCTTGTTGCTGCTGACTGCGGTATCTTCGTCAGTGGTGCGATTGCTTAAGTAATACAGACAAGAGGGGTCATGCACTAGCTGTGTGGCCCCTCTTTCTGTGACTTAGACTCGATTACTCAGTTAGGATATAAGTATGACAACTGAAACTGCCTACAAGGTGCGTAAGACCTTCATTGATGAAGGTCAGCGCTACTTTCCAGGTGACGTAATTGAGTCTATTAAGCACTTCCATCGCCCGGAATCAATGATCCGTGGCGGATGGCTTGTAGAGATCGAAGAAGAGCCTACAGCGGTAGGCGATAACGTCGTAGAGCTTCCTAAGAAGCGCCGTGGTCGTCCAAAGAAGGTGCAAGATGATTCCACCATTTAGTGACCCATTTCAGGAGATCTCTAAGAGTGGTGGAGCTTCTAAGGGGCAGTCACGTAAAGAGATTCGTACTGGGCAGGCTCTTAATGTTGTAGCTGGAGCCGGCGGACTTAATGCCGTTCGCATGGCAATGAAGGAAGCCAAGGAAGTCAAGAAGATGCCTAAGGGCGCTCCAGTTAATCCTAATAGCAAGTTGACTCGCTTGAGTGAGAAGAAGGGCTTTAAAGTACTGAAGCCAATCGCTCAGCGACCAAAGACAGCAGCTGCAATTGGTGTGGGCGGAATGCTTGCGCTACACACTGCTGAACTAACAGGGGATGCAATTGCAGCCCGTTCGCTTCACATCGCTCATAAGAATGCAAAGAAATAGGAGATAGAAATGACTACTACTTTTGGACTCCCAAAGTCCGATAAGGGTGCTAAGGGACATGCGCTTTTCTTCACGCAGGTTACTGAAGCGATTAATGCTCTAGAGACTGCTGATACTAACTCGACTAACCTTTTTGACGCTAATAGCATTCTTGCTGCTACGTCAGATAATACTCCTACTGCTCGTACAATCGCAGAGGATCGCATTGTTGGTCGCAAGACTGGTGGCGCAATTGGTGCTCTTACTCCAGCTGAAGTTGGAACAATCATCTTTAGCGTCGATCAGACCGTAGCCGAAGGATCTGATTTGGTTCTTGGTACTACGACTGGTACGAAGATTGGTACTGGCGGTACGCAGAAGCTTGGTTTTTATGGAGCTACCCCTGTAGTTCAGCAAACCGGTGTTGCTGTTAGCGACGCTGCTATTCACGCTGCTCTCGTTAATCTGGGTCTCATCACTGCTTAATTAAGGCCCACTATCTAGTGTCGTGCATTGCTGCTAGTTGTATATTTAAAGAGACACAAAGGAGTAAGTCATGGCACTAGATAGTGGCCTTAAGGCTATTGCCGATACTGCGACGGAGATTAGCTTCGCGTCGCATGGTGGCCTTACCGTTCTTATTCAGAATCTTTCTGGAGTAGATGTATTCCTTGGAGATTCTGGAGTTACTACCTCAACTGGCTTTAAGCTCATTGATGGCCAGTCAATTTCTTATGATTTGCTTACTGACGACTCTTTGTACGGAATTGTCGCCACAGGCACTTCAAATGTGCGAGTTACTTGGTTGGGTCGATGAGCAAGCCTAACGCTGGAATAAACGTATCCGCATCTGGATCTGACGGTGCCGCTGGTGCTCCTGGCGTAGATGGAAATACTATTCTTTACGGAACCGCTGCACCAACCACAGAAGGCGTTGACGGAAACTTCTACATTCGCACTACTACGAACATGCTGTATGGTCCAAAGGCATCTGGTGTATGGCCTGCTGGCACTTCCATCGTAGGACCGGCTGGTAGTGACGCTGTAGCAACAGAAGTAACTGTTTCTGCTTTGTCTTTAGGATCGCAGAGCGCATCACAATCTACTTTTACTGTGTACACAGTACCTACTGTCGCTGCTCGTGGGATCGTTACTCGCATGACAATCACTGCAGATGGCGCTGGTCTCTTCGACTGTGAAGTCCGAGCGGACGCCTCTAACGGCACACTTTTGTATCAAGCTATTGACGTGACAACTACATCCCTTGATATGTCTTTTCCTTTTTCTTACAAGGCAGCTAGCGGCAATAGTTTCTATATCTATATCAAGAACAAGTACGCGTCTTCTAGGTCATTTGTTCTTACAACTCTAACAGTGGAGAAGTTTGCATAATGGGTACTTATTCTGAAACTACGATCAACTCTTCCGTTCCTAGCGATGGCGTTATCTCTGCAATGTCATCGGCCATGACTACTGCTGGCTGGACACTCGTTGAAACTGTGTACGCTGCTCCATCCATTACTGGAACGCAGGCAGGGGCAACTGCCGCATCAGGAACTTCTACTACCATTACGCGCACTGGTGGTACGAACTGGACAGCCAGTGCTCTTAGGGGTCTTACTGTTTCAATTACTAGCGGCACTGGTTCAGGTCAGTACCGTACAATCTCATTGAATACGACTACAGTTATTACTGTGGACACTGCTTGGGACGTAACTCCAGACGCTACTTCAGTATTTAGCATTGTTGCCAAATCATTGATCTTCAAGAGCCCGTCTGCTTCTAATGTTATCTCTGCTGATTTTTATGTTGCTCTGTACCAAGGTGGAACAGGCGGATCTTCAACATACAGCTCTCTAAATGTTTCTGTATTTGAACAATGGGATGCTTCTGGCAAGAAGGCAATCTATTACGTCCCTGGATCGTCCTCTAGTGCCCCAGATGGCTCATATCGAACGAATGATGCTACTGGCGTTATCATCACTTCTCTTCCACGATCAGTTCCGATTTATTGCGAAATTTCAACTAGTTTCGTTTTTAGAATCAACGCAGATATTAATAGAATTGCTTTTGGCGTATCGGCAACCAGCGCACTTGCTAACTGTAGTGGTTATGTTGGTGTATTTGATTCGTTCTTGTCTAGTGCAGCAGATCCAATGCCGCTTATTCAGACAGAACTTGCCTTAACAGCAGTTTCTACTAAAAAGTCTGCATTTACTAGAGAGCCTGGACAGGCTTCTGGTAGCACTGCAAACTGGTGTATCCAATTTCCGGTTGATGGTGCCACTACATATGGTGGCGCGTCTGGTATGTCTCATGCGCTATATCCATATCAATACAGCACTGCTTCGACAATGAGTCCGTCGCTGGGCCTTACTGATGTTTATAGGACCAACGTAGTTGCTAGGATCTGGTTTGCTTCAAACAGATCGTGGACAATGTCATCTTCCTGTTCTCCGCGTGGAATTCTAAGAGATGTGTATGTTGCTCTGCCCGGCAGTGCAGCAGGAGACACACTATCCGTTACTGGAGGAGATCTAGTTCTTCCTGCTGCACAAAGCACTTCTTACTACAAAATGTTCATTCCTAAGTTCTAGGAGTCGAAGTGGCTGCATATACCGGAGACACTACAACTATCATCGAAAACTCTAAGTACATTGGTCTGCTGACTGGGTACGCATCTGCATCTGGTTTATCTGCGGTCATTCTGTCTACTAAACAATGGGCAGACAGAAACTCGTCTACTCTCTCTCCTTCGTACCCATCGAAAACTACCTTCCCGAAAATGCCCTAGAGGATAAATCATGGCGAATCAGGATTTTGAAATGCGGCAAGGTGCTACGTTTCGCCATGTCATACGCTGGAAAGAAAATAATGAGAATGTAGATCTTACTGATTACACTGCAGCAATGCAGATTCGCATCAGACATACATCTGACGATGCTATTGTGTCGCTAGATGACGATGGCAATGGGATTACTTTAGGTGGAACAGAAGGAACTATCACCATCGTAATTGATAGCTCTGTTACTACAGATATAGAGCCTCGTAACTACATGTATGACCTTGAGCTAACTGACGACAGCGGTTACGTTTTTAGGCTTCTAGAAGGTCGTATTACGGTTACACCGGAAGTAACTAGGGCAGCGCCATGAGCGATGAAATTATTGTCGATGGCGAGTCAGTTACTGTTATTGAGATCACTACTGGCCAAATAGGTCCAATAGGGCCAACTGGACCAGAGGCAGATACATCGTCTCTTCTAGTTAAAGCCAGCAACTTAACTGACCTCGCAGACTTTGCTGCTGCGCGTGATGCGCTGGGTCTTGGGACTGCAGCTGTAACAGATACTGGTACTGGATCTACGAATGTAATTCTTGGTAACGATTCTCGCCTGACTGATTCTAGGACACCTACTTCTCACGTACACGCTCAGTCAGATATTACTGACTTAACAAGCGCTCTGGGTCTCAAAGCAGATCTAGTCAATGGTGCGGTTCCCTCTTCACAAATCCCCGCATTTGCCATTAACAATACTTTTGTAGCTGCGAATCAAGCAGCCATGTTGGCTCTAGATGCTCAAATTGGTGACATTGCTATTCGATCTGACCTAAGCAAAACTTTTGTTTTGCAGACAGGTTTGGCTGAAACTCTTGCTAACTGGATTGAACTTTCTACTCCTACAGATGCTGTTACTTCAGTTAATGGTCAGACGGGGGTTGTTGTTCTTGGGTATTCAGATGTAGGTGCTGCTCCGACAAGTCACACTCACGCCAACACAGACATTACTGGTCTAGGCACGGCGGCAGTTGCCAACACGGGCACTGGGGCGTCTAACGTGATCTTGGGTAATGATGCTCGACTGACGGACACTCGTAACCCTAGTGCCTCTTCCATCGTTGACGCCATGATCTCGTCTACGCTAAGCCAGAGCAAGATCGCGAATCTTACGACTGATCTGGCTGCTAAGGCTCCGCTTACTCTTACTCTTAACCAGCAAGTTGCTTCGTATTCTCTTGTGTTGTCGGACGCCGGAAAGCTTGTTGAGATCTCTAACGGCTCAGCTAATACATTGACTATTCCATTGAATTCTTCGCAAGCCTTCCCGGTAGGAACACAGATTAACTTCGTACAAACTGGTGCAGGTCAAACGACAATCACTCCTGATGGTGGAGTCACTATCAACGGGACACCTACATTGAAACTTCGGGCGCAGTGGTCTTCGGTCACTCTTATCAAGCGAGCCACTGACACATGGCTTGCTATTGGCGACTTGGCTGCATCGTGATTCCTGGCGTAGTCGCTTCTGGGCATCAGTGGGGGCCACTCGATGTTGCTCCTATGACGTATTGGTTGGACGCCTCGGACACATCCACGATCACTTCGTCTGGCGGCGCAGTGTCGCAGTGGACGGACAAGATCAGTTCCACTGCGTTCGTGCAAGCGACTGGTGCAAACAAACCTACCACGGGCGCTGCCACGCTTAACGGACTCAACGTGTTGAGTTTCGTGCATACGTCTGGAACTGTCGGCCAGTTCCTCGCAGCTACTGGTATTTCGTCTGTCGCTCAACCATTAACAATTTGCTATGTCGCAGTGCTGTCTGGGTATGACCGGACACAGGGCTACAACGTATTTGGTTCAAAGAGCTCAGCCACGCGACCCCTGTATCACGCTACTAACCAAGATGCGTGGTCGATCTACGGAGGATCATCGCAACTATTTGGCGGCACATCTGGTGCAGGTGTAATGATGACTACGACCGTTCTTAACGGCGCGGCATCCTACGCCCGCCTGAATAAGACGCAGGTAATTAGTGGATCACCAGGATCAAATGGTTTAGAGACATATGTTGCTATCGGAGCAGTAAATACAACTCCTAGCAATCCGTGGAACGGCGACATAGCCGAGATCCTTGTGTACCCATCTGCACTCAATTCTACCCAAATTGATATGGCCGAAAACTATCTAAGAAACAAATGGGGGACTCCATGATGTTGTCTTCAAATAACTGCGGCTAGCAAGTGAAACGCACTATCTGCAGACCTCCGATTAGCAACGGAATATGCTATTTTCTTTCTATGTCTTATCTAAGTGACGAACAGAAGCAGGTAATCATCCGTAAGCAGCTTGCTGAATGGGAAGCCCAGAAACTTACAGTTGAGGTTCAGATTGAAGGTAATCTAGCCATCAATAGTTCCATGGACGTTTCTGCTCTTGAAAAGCAGGTCTCTGACATTGAGGCGGCAATTGCTAAGGTCTCTAAGAGGCTGGAATAGCTACGGATTTCCTGTAGCATACAGATATGACTCCAAACTCCAATAACACTGGCTATATTGCTCTTACTAGCCATTACGGTGACCTTACTATCACCACTCCAAATACTCTGATTGATGGCCTTGATATCCACGGTTATGTCGTTATCAAGGCAGCGAATGTCGTTATTCGCCGCTCTATTATTCGTGGTGGGTCGGCAGCAACCGGGAACGCATGTTTGTCCATCGTTGGTGGAGGAACTAACTACTTGGTGGAAGACGTAACGATCTCGCCAGAGTTTCCTAACTCCAAGCAAAACGCCATTAACGTCAACCAGCCAGGTATCCTGCGTCGCTTGAATATCTCTGGAACCGTTGACGGAATTATGATCTATGGTTCTGGAGTAAACGTACAAGATTCTTACATTCACGACCTTAAAGTTTGGCCAACTGGTCATTCAGATGGTGGCCCTACGCATAATGACTGCATTCAGCTTCAAGCTGGTACTGGAGTGCGTATTGAGCGCAATTCACTCACTGGAGCCAACAACGCAGCAATTATGGTTACTCAGGATGCCGGTGTAGTTAAGGACTTGGTTATCGCTGATAACTACCTTGATAATGGCGGATGCTCTATCAACTTTGGGTCTAATGGTGCTCCTAAGACCGGAATTGTTGTCCAAAATAACCGATTTGGCCGGAATCAGCGAAATGTTGGGTGTGCGATCATTAGGAATGCAACCCAGACGCCATTCGCTGTGGAACAAGGCAACGTCTGGGACGACAACAATGTAGCCACTGGAATCAAAAAGGGCGCTTAATCGACGGCTCCCTTACACTGAAACAGTGACTAAAGGAGATCAAGTGAAAAAGATTGATTGGCGTTGGCTTACCGCTCTTATTGTTGGTATTGCTTTAGTTGCTGGTATAGCAGTTGTTATAGGAAACAGGAGCAATCCTGAGCCTGAGCCTACTCCTATCCCAACGGTTACTGTTGACCCAGCTACTGTGCCTATTACCCCAGCAAAAGACGCAGTTGCACTTAAGCCAGGTACTATTCCAGATAACGGTATTGCTCCCCCTAATGCTGAAGCTCCACCGCCAGATCCTCAGCAGTATGAAGCTCCGATTGATGGCTTTGGTGCGGCAAATATTCAATTCGCGAAAGAGATTACCAACACTCCTTGGAGTCCCGCGCAGGCAGTAGTCTATGCAGCGGGTCAGGTATCTCACCCAGACAAGAACTACTTCGCGCTCTGTGCACACAGCATCAGTTGGTACTACGGTTTCGGTGGCTACGGATACGCCAGCGCAAAGGTAGGCGGTCGTGCTGTTCCTGCGAAACTTCGTCATTCCGCGAAAAATGCGGCTTCTATCCCAGCTGGCGCAATCATATACTTTATTGGACCCGATACTGGTGTTTGGGGACACGTAGTTCTCAGTGCTGGTGACGGAACTGTATATAGCAATGACATTATCAGTCGCGGACGTATCAGCAGGGTAAAGCTGTCACTGTTCAAACAAAAGTGGGGAATGAGTCCTTCATTCTGGACAGATGCATATCTCCCTGCTGCGTTTGGTCGTAACCCAAATCCTGCTCCAAAGCTTACTGCGCCTACTCCTCAACCTGCTCCTGCTCCGAAGCCAGTCATTGACGCTTCTAAGGCAGCTACAGCTTGTCGCCGTAATGGCTCTACTGCTAACTTGCGATACGCGCGCAAAGCCCTTGGTCTGAGTTCCAAGACAAATGCTTGTGGGCCAGTATTCCGTAAGAGGTACGCTAAATATCAGCGTAGTATTGGTCTTAGAGGTAGAGCAGCTGACGGTATTCCTGGTTACTGGAGCCTAAAGAAGCTCGGCAAGGCCAATAAGTTCAGGGTGGTGAGATAGTGGCCTTCCTACTTTTCTTCGCAGTTAACTCGCAGATTGCTTCGCAATTTATCGCTTATTCAACCCCTGAGTGGATTGGCGTATATGAGGATTTGGGCAAGCTTGCTGCTGGAATCATAGCTATCGTTGGTGTGTATGCGCTGATTGAATCTCGACAGAGAAAGGTAATCACTTCGATTATCAAAGATGAAATCGGCCCACCGCTTAGCAAAATTGAAGAAGAAGTGAGTGAGCTAGAGCACCGCACTTCACTGCTAGAGGGTGCTGAGTACGAACGTAACAGTCAACGCCACCATGGGCGTGACTTCTAGCTTCTCGTATTATGTAATAGGAGGTTGCCATGATTACTCAAATCAGCAATTGGATCGTCACTAATGTTCCCGCTCCTGTGCGCCACTTCATCGCCATTTTGTTTGGTACGATTATTGGATTGGTTTTCCAGGCAATTCTGGTAAATAGCGGCATTAGCGGACTTGACTGGGAGTACACGCTAACTAACTCGGTTGATGGCGCTGTTGTAGCAGCAATCGGTTCTGTCTCGCTACTGTTCGCTACTCCCCTGACTAATGCGTATGGTGTTGGGAAAGAGCAGTGACTTTTTCGTATACTGGTAATCCTAGTGATAGCAATATTGATGCTGTTCGCTTTTACTGCCAAGACACCAACGAGGACGAGCAGCTTCTCTCTGATGAAGAGATTACGTTCCTACTTGATACTTGGTACGACTACACCATGTCTACCATTTATGTAGCATCTGTTGCAGCAGAGACCATTGCTGGGCGATTTGCTAGGGAAGTCTCGTATTCTGCGGATGGGGTATCTGTATCGGGCGAGCAGCTTCAGCAAAAGTACAACGACCTCGCTCAGTCATTGCGCGATATGTACAAGGCTTCAGGGGAAGCTGTTGGTCCTGATGCTGGTGGAATTCTTGTTGGTGATGAGTACGACACCACTATCAAGCCATTGAGCTTTGGAATGGGATTCAACGATAACCGTAGAGGCGGACAACAAGAGTTCGGTGGACGAACGGCTCCAGAGTATCCAGAGACAGAAATCTGGTAATCTCCTCGCATGGCTAAGCGACCACCTAGGGTATCTCCATCAGATATTGACTACCAGGCATTTGAGAATATCCAAGTGCCAAAGTTGTCAAAGAACGATATTCATAGCGCCGTTATGTACGCCGCTTCTCATTGTGTAAATGAGGAGTCTCCAGCAGATGCGCTTAAGGAGATCCTTGACTGTATTGGTTACGAGGTATTGATGGAAAGCGCAGTCTGAGACTATATAGATATGGGTTATCCGACTATTTCTAACAGAGCGAAGCAGTACGTTCGTGCTCGCGCGGAAGCCCATATGTCATGTACCGTGACTATCTACGCTAGCTCTGGAATTTCATTTAATGAGACTACCGGAACGGTTACCTCTAGTTATTCTGAGGAACTGTACAGCGGGAAAGCCCGTATTTACTCTATCGAGGGCAGCGGGCAGCTAATAGTTGGCGACAATGTTATCGCCACAAAGACCACGTACTGTTCTATTCCATACGACTCTGCTTACATTCCAGTAGATAGCGTAGTGGTTATTAGTGATATGCCTATTGATCTGGAAAATGAAACTACTGTGTGGCGAGTGCTATCTACAGATGGCGGCGGATTGATGAGGGCAGTGCGTCGTATGCAGATCACTGCATTTACTAATAACGCCAACTGGGAAGAATAATGACGTATGCAGCGTCGGCTGACCTAAAATCGCTGGCATTGCGTTTGTCTAAGGCAGCTAATAGCGATATCAATACTGCTGCTGAAATTATCATCAAAGACGCAGCGACGCAGATTCAGTCAGTAGCTCAGTCTATTGCTCCTGTAAAGACTGGAAAGTTGCGTAATAGCATCGGAATTAGGTATACCAGTTCAACTAGAGCTGTTATTGGACCAAACGTCTTCTATGGTCCGTTTCTTGAGTTCGGTACTGGATCTCGCGGCGAATTCCCTACTGGTACATACGAGATCAGACCAAAGAAGGGTAAGTACCTGCGCTTCACCACACAAGGTGGAAAAGTCGTATACACTAAGAAAGTTACTCATCCTGGTATCAAAGCGCAGCCTTACATGAGGCCAGCGCTAAGACAAGTTGTTGGCAATATGGCTCCAGAGCTAGCTAAGCAAGGGGCCATGAAGATTGTGGGTAAAGCGTGATAACGCGCAGAGAACTATCTGGCTACATCGTAGATACTCTAAAGACTACAGAGCATATTGATGATGTTGGCTTGGCGCAAGCTCCTCATAGTGCGGGATGGAGTGACCAGCCAAACAAGGATCTATCTTCTTTTCGCCCATATGCAGTTGTTAATCCAGGAGCTTCTGGCGGACATACTGGTCCAATTGGAGGAAATCTACAGGACTGGCAACTGCCATACATGGTGTCTGCCTTTGGTGTTGCTCCAGAACAAACAGAGTTTATCGCTGATGCAATTCGTTATAAGTTCGTTAGTATGCGGAATAGTGTTATTACTCTGGGTGAGTACGATTACAAGATTCAACAGGTTAAGATTGAGTCGATTGGATCTATTCAACGCGCCGATACTACAGAGCCACCGTTTTTTGGTCAGACGGATAGCTACTCAGTATGGCTTAGCAAGGAGCCTATGTAATGGAACGTAAGATTAGCATTACCCATCCAAAGTTGGGAGAATCACAGATTCTTCCTGAGTCGCTGTCAGTCTGGGAGCGTCGTGGCTGGGTACAAAATGGCAAGCAAATTGAAGAAGAAGTCTCTCAATCTATAGTGGCGGAGCCAGTTATTGTTGAAGAGACAGAAGCCAGCACGAGTGAGGAACTGTAATGGCGAGACTTATTCCAAATGAGAATACGTGGGTTGGGTTTAAAACTACCCTTACCAACGGGGCTACCACGCTGGTTCCTACTGCAGCTGAATGTACTGCGGCTACCAACCTAACGTCGTTCTTGATTTCTCTGAACGCAGCGAGCCAGGGTAATACTGTGCCGACTCCTGCATTTGACACGTTGTTCGAAACGAACATTAGTGGTACTAACCAAGCGTCGTTTACCGCTGACTTCTACCGTGATGATTCAGCTGATACTGCATGGACCACGTTGCCACGTGGAACGAGCGGATTCTTTATCATCTCGCGCTTTGGCGGCGGCGGTACTGCTAATAAGCCACAGGCTGCAGATGTTGTAGAGGTTTGGCCAGTTGTTGTCACATCGCGCACCATGCAGAATATGTCGAACAATACCGTTATGACATTCTCCGTTACGTGTTCGGTTCCCAAGGAGCCGAATGAAAACGCTACTGTCGCGGCATAAGGGGAACTGACATGGCACGTTTGATTCCAAATGAGAATACTTGGGTTGGTTTTCTTACAACCCTTGCTGACCTAACTTTGGTCCCTGCTGAAGATGAAATTGCTGCAGGAGTTAATCTTACTCCATATTTGATTTCACTGAATGCAGCTAGCCAGGGAAACACGGTTCCGACACCAGCGTTCGACACGTTGTTTGAGACGAACATCAGTGGCACGAACCAGGCGTCGTTTACTGCTGACTTCTACCGCGATAGTGTTGGCGATGACGCTTGGGATACCCTCCCTCGTGGAACTGACGGATTCTTTGTTATCTCGCGATTTGGCGGGACAGGAACTGACGGAATTCCAGAAACAGGCGATGTTGTTGAGACTTGGCCAGTTGTCGTAACATCACGAACAATGCAGAATATGTCGAACAATACCGTGATGACTTTTTCAGTCACCTGTTCAGTTCCGCAGGAGCCGAACGAGAATGCTACGGTGCTTGCTCCATAAACGACACACAGTAAAGCCCCCTACTAGCAATAGTACGGGGGCTTTGTTGTAGGCTATGCACACCACCGACAGAAGGGTAAAAAATGACTGCGAAGTCAGACGCTGAAACTGTAGAGGCTCGTCAAGCACAGAGCGCTGCTTCCAAGAAGAATATGTTTAACATTCTTCGTAACAAGAAGCCTGCATCGAAGTCAGTAACCATCACAATTAACGACGAAGATGGTTCTGAGCAAGAACTTGAGTTGAAGTTTGTTGCTATCAGCCACGTTGAGTATGACCGCTTGCAGTCAAAGTGTCCTCCAACCACTGAGCAGCGTGCTCAGGGTGAGCCGTTCAACATCAAGGAATTTGCTCCTACGCTTCTTTCGCGTGTAGTTGCTGAGCCAGATATGTCAGTTGATGAGTGGAAAGAGATCTGGTCATCTCCGGCATGGAGCCGTGGAGAGTGCGCTCAGCTATTCGCAGAGGCAGTAAATATCTGCACGAGGGGTCTTGATATCCCTTTCAACGTGAACGACTAAGAAATGACCATCATTTCTGGTTAGAGATGACGTGGTGCAAACAAGCTGGTATCCCGCACTCTGAGTTCAAATCTTGGGACGCAGAAGACCAATCTAAGGCTTTAGCGTTCCTAATTGAAGAGAATGCAAAGTGCGGGATGTGCGGTACGGCAGAATGGGAGTGGGAACCAGAACTCGGCGGTAATAGACGAGCCTATGAACCTGTGGAGCAATTCTGCATGGGATGCTACTTAAAGAGCGTAGCGGACGAAGG